CCCGCCGGTACCGTCGGGCGTTTCCTCCGCGACGCTTCGAGCCGCCTCTTGCTGCGCCTCCTGCTGCATCTGCTCGGCCTGCTGTTCATACTTGGTCGTATCGACACGGTGCGCCGCGAGAACATCGCGGTACTCGTCCGGCTTCTTCAGCATCTCTTTCATAACCGTAAGCACGTTTTCGAGACCCTCCGTCGCTACTCGGTAGAAGGAGAACCGCTTGGGGTGCATACATTGCCGGAAGAAATTGGAGAAGAAGTTGTCCAATACGTCGCCATGACGGTCGAAGCGCAGGAAATCCTGCGCGTGTTCCGCTTTGGCGGCTTTCATGTTCGGCGTGCCGTCGCGCTTCAAACCCGCGACGACGCCGATTTCGCCCGTCTGCTCGTCCCTGACGACCAGAACGTCCTGTTCTTTTTTCTTTTGTTCCATAACTGATTGATATTTAATTGCACCTGAATGGATGTGCCGCGAATTTAGCGGTACGGAATGCGGTGGCAATGGCTCGTGCCGCAGGTGGCAGCTTGTGGCGTCCGTCTGGCAGCCTTTGGCGTTCAGCCCTTCTCCTTTTCCACCTTGCGGCAGCCCCTGAACTCGTCGAAATGATTTTTCAGGAACTCCTGCACGTCCGATTCCTTGTAATAGATTTTATGCCACAGCATCTGGTAGCGCAGCGTGCCGGAGCTGCGGTAGCGTTGCAGCGAGCGTTTGCTCGCCTGCAAGAGCTGGCACAAGTCCTGATTGTCCAGCAGCCGTTCACCGTCCAGATATTTCACCTCCTTGATCTCCTTGCCCGCGAGCTTCGAGAGCATCTGCTCGTGGCGGTCGAAACGCTCCATGATTTTCGACATCCACAGCTCGAATGTATCCGTGTCGAGTATCATAAGCCGTATCGTTTGTGGGTGAGGTAATAATTTTTCCGAAACTCTTCGAGCGTCTGCGGATTGCAGGTTACGATCCGTTTGGCGATGCATTGTTCTATATCCGAAAGGCGGTACAGACATTTGCTTCGCAACATGGTATAAGGAATGACACGCTCTTTGCGCATTCGTTGGAGCGTTCGCGTGCTGATTTTGAGCAGGTCGGCAAGCTCCTCGCTCGTAAGCCAGATTTCCGGCTCTCGGTCGGGATTTTTCTCTTTCTTGAAAACATAATCGGCGATACGCTCGATTTTGTCGTTCAAATCCTGATACACCTTGTGGTCGAATGTTATGATTTCCATCTTTTGCTGCTTTTTTCGTTCTTATGCCGCAAAGGTGTATTTTTACAGAACGGTGCTTTCCATAGTCGCTACCGACTATGGAAAGATTTTCCGTAGAAACGGAGGATAAGGGCAAAAAAACAGCGGAAGAAAAACAAATTTTTCTTCCGCTGTCTATCAATTCAATTGCATACTCGGTCAGTCGTTATTTGCAGGATAAGCGGTACGGGCGATTTCACTTTCATCGACTGGACGACTTTCTTTCGGAGCCATTTTCGGAATATCATGCACGGGGAACTTTTCAGCGAGAAACATAGGGCAACGAGCATATCGAGGTTATAATACTCCGTAATGCAAACTCTGCCGTCGGACAGTGTTCTCGACTGTTCCCTCCGTACCTCATTGTCGAGAAATTCCTCGGAGGCAAGGATTTTTCGTATTTCACGCTGGACGCTTGCCGCCAATACACCGAACGTGTGTGCTATTTCTTCAACGGTCATCCAGACGGTTCCGTCATCCGATAAGGTGAGCGACACACGAATCTCATTCGTATGCGACGCTTCGATTTTCAAGGTTCCTCTATTCATTGTTTCAGGCTTTTAATGCGATTTTCTCTATTTCATCCAATTTCCCGGAAAGTGCCTGCATATCGCGGCTTATCTTGTCGCTGGTAATACGGGCATAAATTTGAGTGGTCTGAATATTCGTGTGCCCCAACATTTTACTGACGGTTTCGATAGGTACGCCTTTGGCGAGCGTCATAGTCGTAGCAAACGTATGCCTTGCAAGGTGAAACGTGATATTCTTGCCGATACCGCACAGATCGCCGATTTCTTTCAGATACGAATTGAGCTTCTGATTGCTTAACACAGGCAATAAAAGACCGTTCGGCAGCTTGCCCTCGTATTTTTTCAGAATAGCCTGCGGCACTTTTAATAGCGGCACATTTACCGCCGTGTCCGTTTTTTGGCGGGCGGTCATGATCCACGGATTTCCGTCGAACGAGGTGCGAATGTTATCTTTCGTGAGATTGCGTACGTCGATATAGGCCAATCCCGTGAACGAAGAAAGAAGCATCAAAGCAAGGGAGATGGAAATAAAGAGAATCAAACGGAACGCGTTGTAAAACAACGGTTTTGCGGTTGTTTGCCATTACAGCCAAACAGCAAGGAAAGGCAGGATAATGCAAGCTTTCCGCTACCAAGTCATTACCTGTCCTGCTATCAGCTTAAAGCCAAAAAACAGCATTCCTAATGCTTGTAAACAAGCATTATACGTGTGGTAATGGCTTCAAATCAGCAGATTTAGCAGTGTCCGTTCTGTTTGCACCGTTCTGCCCCATTTCCAATTCTGTCGGTCAGCAATGTATCATTAATATTGCAACCAAAAAGTTATGGCAATGAAGACAGAAATGAAAGTACTGCTTTACATCAAACGCAGCGGACAGGACAAGGACGGGCTGTCTCCCCTCATGGGCAGAATAACCGTCAAAGGAAAACAGAACTCCATCGCACAGTTTTCCTGCAAACTCAAGGTAAATGCCAAGTTGTGGAACGCCACAGCACAACGGTGTACGGGCAAAAGTAAAATGACGGTTATGGCAAACCGTGAGATTGAACGCACGTTGCTTCTACTCCGACAACGGTTCAACGAACTGAAGGACATTAAAGAAGTCGTTTCGGCAGAGGAGGTTAAGAACGCTTATCAAGGGCTGGCGGAAGCACAGGACACCATCATGAAACTGTTTACGGAGCATAATGAGGAATATGCCTTACGTGTGGGCGTGAACCGTTCCGTAACCAGCTATTACCATTACACGAATACTTACCGCCATCTCGCCACGTTTCTGAAAGACAAGTACCGTCTTTCAGACATGCCTGTCAAGCAGATGGACGAGAATTTCATCGAAGATTTCGATATGTATATGCGCACCGTCAAGCGTTTCATGCCCAAGACCATACTCGGACATGTAAACCGCCTGAAAAGCGTGATGATGCTTGCCGTGTTCCGTGGCATTATTCCGTTCAGCCCGTTCAAAGGTTACAGACCACAAAAGCCGGAGTTCAAGCAGATGTACCTTACGGAAGAGGAACTGGGCAAATTTGCCAACATGACTTACGACACGCCCAACCGTAACTTCACAAGGGACATGTTCCTGTTCTCATGCTGGACGGGTATCTGTTACTGCGACATGAGGGCATTGACGGAGAAGAACCTCGTAAAAGCCGAGGACGGAAGCTTGTGGATTCACACCGAGCGTCAGAAAACGGGTACACCCGAATGTATAAGGCTGATGGAAATACCGCTCGCCATATTGGAAAAATACAAGGGCATGGATACCGGGGGCAGGCTGCTGCCTATGCTTACGAAGGAGAGCATGAACATTCATCTGAAGAAAATGGCTGTGATGTGCGGTATCAACCGTCCGATTTCATTTCATCAGGCCAGACATACATTCGGCAGCATAATATGTCTTTCACAGGGTATTCCTATCGAAACGGTAAGTAAAATCATGGGACACAAACATATCAAGACTACACAACGGTACGCGAAAGTCACGCAGGACAAGATTGACCGTGACGTGGACAGGCTGAATGATGCCATTGGCGACAAGTTCTCCCTGTTCGGGATTGATGCAGCCCCTTCCACAATACGCAAGGATAACACCCGGCGCAGGGTCAATCCAAGTTGGAAACAAAGGGCTATTGTTAAACAAATGATGGAGGGATAAGTCATGCGAAGTACGTTCAAACTATTGTTTTACATCAACCGACAAAAGGTAAAGAAAAACGGCAAATGCCCCATTATGGGACGTATTACCCTTGACGGCAAGGTGAGTCAGTATTCCACAGGATTGGAAATTGAACCTGTATATTGGGATGCCGATGCAGGCAAGGCAATTGTGGACGGATGCAAGGAAAACCTTGCAGGCGAGAAGAAAAAGGAGTTGTTCAGACTGAACGATACCTTGTCCGCATTGGAAGCCAAAGCCCGTATCGCCTATAAGGAAAATGTGGACAGCTATGGCTTCGTGTCGGCTGAAATCATCAAGAATGCCGTAACTGGTAAGTCGCAGGTAAAAGAAACCCTTCTCGCATTGATGGACGAACATAATGAGGAATACGCCAAACGTGTGGGCATTGACAGGACAAGACACAGTTATATCCGATACCTGACCACACGCAAGCATATCCACAATTTTATGAAGTACAAGTATGACATGGAGGACATGCCGTTGCGTTCGCTGACCATGCGCTTTATGACAGACTTCACATTCTATCTTTCCACCGTACTTAAATTGAAAGTATCGGCATACAACGACTATCTCATCCTGCTGCACAAGATGACTCGGCTCGCCCTGAAGAAGCATATCCTCAAACGCGACCCGTTTGCAGGACATAAGATTGAGAAAGTCCTAGTGAACCACCGCTACCTGACGGGCGAGCAGTTTGAAAAGCTGTTGAATGCTAAACTGCCCACATACAGGCTTTGCCATACGAGAGACCTTTTCGTCTTTTCGACTTTTACGGGTATCGGGAGGGCTGACTTGGCTAACCTGACAGAGGACAACATCATCACGAAAAAGGATGGCAGCAAGTGGATTCACATTGCCCGACAGAAAACCAAAGCGGAGTGTCATATCAAGTTGTTAGATATCCCCCTGCGCATCATTGAAAAGTATCGCGGAGAAGGAAAAGACGGTAAGCTGTTTTATGTGCCAATTACCGGAAACCTCAACCGTAGCCTGAAAATGATTGCCGAACAATGCGGCTTGGAATGCCACCTTACCTACTATCAAAGCCGACATTCCTTCGCAACACTGATTTGTCTGAACAACGGTGTTCCGATAGAGAGCATCAGCAAGATGATGGGACATTCCTCCATTCGGACGACCCAAATCTATGCGGAAATCACCAACCAGAAAGTAAGCCGGGATTTGACTGTATTGTCGGAAACGACCAAAGGCAAGTTCTCCTTGCCTGATGACGGGATGCCCTCACGTGTATTCAAATGTGGCAATTACAGCGGCTGGAAAAAGGAATGTAAACGAAATTCTGACAAATGAAAAATAATACAAACATGGAACGAGGAATCATTACAATCAGTGAAACAGAAGAGGTTGCCATGCCAACCGCTCCCGTCTGGATGACACAGCAGGAAATGGCAGACCTGTTTATGGTATTCTGCTGTGACATCCGCAAGGCTATCCGTGATATTTATAAGAATCATGAACTTTTGGAAGAAACAACAATGTGCTACATCAGACAGGAAGACGGGACACGTTACATGGTGTACAGCCTTGAAATGGTCATAGCTCTTGCGTTCAGACTACACAGCAAGGAATGTATGGCTTTCAGAATGTTCATTATGAAAAGGCTGTATGCGTCCAATCGGGAAAAACCCATTCATTTGTTCTTTTCACTGTCCGAAGCCAATCCACGATACAAATGTTAGTGTTGTCTGTATCTATAATGATAATAATGCAAGAAGCCGATGGCCGGGTAATTTACCTGTCGCCATCGGCTTCTGTTCCTTTCACACTTTACAAAATTACGTTTCCGTTCGGTATGCATTCCGATACCCGCCCATCACCAGCTTTTCGATGTCAGATTCCTTGTAGAGAATCTTACCACCCAACTGGTAATAAGACACCATCCCGTTGTTACGATAATCCTGTAAGGTACGTCGGCTCACTTTGAGCCATGCCGACACCTCCTTGTCCGTCAGGAAGCGTTCATTACCGAATGAAGCCCTGCTTTTTTCGGTAAT